AACTTGGCTGCATCGAAGACCGTGCCGCCACCGCTGGCGATGTTGGCAATCGCGCCCTGGGCCCTGGCCTGCTCGGCCGTGCCAGCCAGCAGCTCTTCCACCCGCACTGAAGGGATCCCCAGGCGCTTTGCCGCGGCCAGCCGGTTGTGGCCATTGACCACGTAGGGCTTGCCATCCATCGGGTCGGTCCACACCTGTAGCTGGCCTTCCGCATCGGTGTTCCATCCCTCCACGCCATCCAGCGAGCCCTGCCGCTGCACACCAGCAGCATCAACGCCGCTCTTAAATTGAAAGCGGTTGGGGTCAGCAAAGATCTCGCTGGTCCTCAATACTAGCTGGCCTGGCATCAGCCGGTTGGGCAGCACCGTGATGCCGTCGCTCTCGAAGGTCGATAACCCGTCGAGCACGTCAACCTTGCTGAACTCCTCAAACTCCTTGCCGGTCATCCCCTGGATGCGGCTGAACAACTCAGGGCTGTTGTCTGGGCTGGCCAGGCTCCTGAGCTGGTCGCTGGGCAGTGACTGCCACTGATCGGCAAATGGCACCACCGGCTGGGCCAGGTTGGCGGTTGGCGCCGCAGTCATGTCCAGTCGTGCGCTGGGGTTCACCTGCAGTGGCTGGCGAGTCTCGATCAGCTGGTTGACCTGCTCCACCACCGGGCCTTGGGCCTGGGCCACGGCCATCAGCTCTTCGTCGTCCATCTCGTCCACCACCCGGCCAAGCGCATCGCTCTCGGGCAGGGAGGGGTCGTACTCAACGTCCGATGGGTCAGCGTCCAGGTTGCCCTCGGGCAGCTCGCCAGGCTGCGCCTTGCCGAAGTCCTCAGGGGCATCGGCTGCAGCCGCAGGGGCCGGCTCAGGCACCCTCATGCCCAGCTGCTCCTCCAGGGCAGCGTTAGCCGCCTTGAACTCGTCCATTGGCGAGGCAGCTGGCGCCGCCTGCGCTGGAGCGGGGGCCGCTGCGGCCGGGGCTGGCTCCATCGGCTGCTGCGCCTGCTCCGTGAAGCGGTAGCTGCCGTCCTCAGCTTTCTCGATTAGCCCTGCGTTTTCCTGGGTCGCCCGGGCCCGCTGCACCACCTCGATGTCACGGCCAGCGCGGGTGCGGCGCATGGTGTTGCGGAACATGGATGCCCCGCCGCCCACCACCGCGCCCAACCCCAAGCCAGCAAGCGTGTTGGGGATCAGCGACTTGTTGGCGGCATCCACCAGGTCGTCGTTGCCAACGTCAACGCCACCGGGCAGCTTGGCGCCGCTGAGCTGGTTGATCAGATCGACAACGTTGCCGCCAGAGTTGTTGTCCAGGTAGTTGCTGGCCAGCTCGTTGAGCGCAAAGGCACCAGCGCCTCGCACCGCTGTGCCCAGGCCCGTAGTGGCACCGATGGCCCCCAGCCCAGCGCCAGGGATCAGGGCCAAGCCCGCGTTGAGTGCCAGGGAGCGCCGTGTGTCGTCGGCTTCCCGCTGGCCCTGAGTCATCTGTGACGGTGGCGTGGCACCCAGCACCCTGTAAGCCGTGTCCACATAGCTGTCGAGCGCTTCACCAACTCGGCCGGCGCCAGGGTCGGCCTTGGGCTTCTTCTGCACATGGCGCTGATACAGCGAGTAGGCCATGCGGTTGGTGTTGTCCACCGCGCCCACCGCGGCCAGGCCCAGCTGCTGCGGCGCCGCCCGGGCCAGGGGGCTGGTAACAGCACGCTGAACGTCCTTTAAGGGGTTGCGTTGCAGCGGCGGGGCAGCCAGCTGCTTCAGCTCGTAGAGAACGTCATTACCGAGCTTCGCCCACCAGGGCTTGGCCTTGGGCTTGGCAGCTGCAGCGGGCTTGGGCTTCGCCTTAGCAGGTGGAGTCGTTGCCTTCGGTTTGACGAACGGCACCAGGTCGCTGCTTTGCGGGCTGCCGGTTACGACCCAGCGGCCGTTGACCTTTTTCATTTCTTGGGGCATGGGTCAACCTCCTCTGGAGTTGTAACGACGAAGAATGTCGAGCGTGTAATCGCGGATCGACGGGTACGACCGCCCGTTGGTGGATTGGGGCCGCCGGTCGTCGTAGAGATTTCCCTGGCCGCTGTACCAAATGGCAGCTGCCCGGCGGATCGCAATGTCGGCCTTGTACCCGGCCGCCAACTGCTGCCGGACGATCTTGCCGATCTGGCCGTTTACGACCGCCAGCTGCGCTTCTTTGCTGGCCAGGAACTGTTTCGGAGTAAGGCTTCTGCCGTAATGCTCCTTTGTCCAGGAGGGCACGTTGGCTGGCATCACCTGGCCGTAGCCCAGGGCGCCAGAGTCGGGGTTGACAACAGAGAAGCTGCCGCCGCTTTCCTTGCCGACAATCGCCCTTCTCAGGTTGTCGATGCTTATGGGCCCCACAGACTGCGTTGCCCTAGACATAAAAGGGCCTCCGCTATTCCGGCCGCCTCCCTGGAGCGGGGGCAAGGTGCCCGCCATTGACGGCCGCGCCCCCGTGAGCGCATCAAAGAACCACATCGCTGCCATCTCCACCGGCCGCGGCTTGCCGCCGCTCGCAGTGCGGGCTCCATCGGTGATGCCTTGGGGGCCGCGGCTGCTGCGCAGTAGATCCTGCCGGGCATCAGCCGGGAGCTGGAAGCTGGGGTAGGCGTCCAGCTGCCTCAGCAGAAACTTCCCTGGGGTGAGCCCTGCGTCCTTGGCCGCCCGTGACAGCGCTGCGCTGGGTGCCCGGCCGTTGAGGATGCGCGTTGTTTCCTCCTGTGCGCTGGGCAGGCTCAGCACCGGCTCACCGCCTTTCAGCCGCTCTGTCCGGTTAGGGATGTTGTCGAGCTGGCCCGAGGAGTACACCGGCTGGCTGTAGGCCTGGCGGCCTGGCGGTGGCTTGATCGGCTCGCTACCTGAATACGGCTTGACCGGGACTCCCTGTATGCCAGGGGTGTCGCTCTTGTTTGAGCCAGGGAACAACCTGTTGAAGTTCTTGGCGTCGTTCTTGCCGTACTCCTCTAGCGCTGCCTGCGTAATGGAGGTGACCTCAGCCGGGTCGAGCTCGCCGCCCTTGTCGGCCTTGGCCTTCTGCAGCCGGTTGTAAACGTGCTTGCGGTAGGCGCTGAGCTGCAGCTGCGCCGAGCGGGCCATGTTTGCATCGCCAAAGGCCAGCATGTCGGTGATGTTGGCGCCGCGCAGCGCAGCCTCCGTTGTGTTGCCTGGGTACTTCTCCTTGAGCATCGCCTTCATGTGACCAGCGATCAACGGGTCCACCAGGTAGCCGGGCACGTCGGTCTTCTCCTTCTCCTTGCCCTCGCGGATCGAGGCCCACTGGCGGTCAAACTTGCCCCGCTCTTGAGGTGGCAGAGTTTCGCGGATCTGCCGGTATTCGGCGTCGGCCTTGTTGACGTCCCAGGCCGAACCGGCCCGCTCGTTGGCATCCAGGAAGAACTGCTCGATCGGCTCGGTGGAGTAGCTGCGGGCAGCAATCTTGTCCCCCACCCCGCTGGCCTCCTCGGCCGCTTTCATCAGCTCGAAGCGGGGGATGCTGCCCTCGTATTTCTGGATCAGCTGCTGGATCGCTGCACCGCGTTCCGGGCTGTCGGCCATGTTGAAGGTGATCGTGGCCAGCTCGGCTTGAAATGACTGCAGCCCCATCTGCTGAGTGCGCTGCTGCTCTTGCCAGGCCATCTGCCCAAACTTGTGCCGGGTCTCCAGCAGTTCCAGGCCGAACATCTCTGCTGCCAGCGGCCGCCGACCGTCCTTGCCAACCGGGCCGACCTCAGTGCCGGCAACAATCCGGTACAGGTCAGTCTTCCCGGCAGCTGTGGCCATGCCACCCAGCTGCTCAATTACCTGCTGCTTGAACTTGCTGGACATCCCGGGCAAGCCGGATTCGTTGGCCATCCGATCCATGATTTGCGCAAAGCGCATCCGAATCCCGTACTCGAATGCGGTCGGATCGCTGGACTGAGCAGAGCGCCGCAGCTCTCGACCGCTCACCGGGTCAAACTCGCTCCACTCAACTGATCCAGTCTTGAGGGCGTTCTCGTACTCACTCAAGGCCTCGACCACCGCTAGCCGCGGCACCGTGTTCTGCAGATACTTGGTGCGGTCCTCGCGGTGCTGGGCAACGAGCTTGTCGGTTGCCTGCCCCACCTCCGGCAGCACGTAGTCGATGAAACCAGGGGTGCTCTGGTCCAGCTTGTACTTCTCGGCAACCTGCGACACCGCACGGGCCTGCAGCTGCTTGAGCCGCGGGTCGTCAAACTGCCATGTCTCGACACCTTGGGTGCGGCCGTATTCGGCAAGGACAGCGCTGCTGATCTCCTTGGCCGCCACACGCGACAAGGCATTGATCCGTCCGGCTTCCCGGTACGGATTCACCCGATCCATCATCAAGGCGCCGATCGGATCGACCTGGGCCAGCTTGCGGTTCTCGCTGGCGTACTCGCCCATCGACTGCTGCATCTGCTGGTTGGCCAGCACCTGCGCCTTCATGGCCTCGTTGCGGCCCTTGTCGTATTCACCGCTGGCATACATCTTTGCCCCGGTGGTGGCCACATCGATGAGCGCACGGGAGAAGGGCGCCAGCGCCTCTGCCAGCTGGGCGAGCTGGTTGTAGCCCTGCACGTTGCCGCCGTTGCCCTGCTCGATGATCCGAATCCCCGAAGGGTTGGGCATCATCTGCGGGCCAGCGGGGGCTGCCGTGTTCTGCTGCGCCGGCCGTACAAAGGCGTCTACCGGCTGCGCAACTGGGCGGATCTGATTCTGAGGAAGTTCGCGGGCCATTGTTATTTGCTCTTGAAGACGCTCGAGTAATCGACGGAGCCGCCGCCCTTGCCAGAGTTTTTGTACTGACCGAGCTGGCCAGCCACATTCAGCCCGGTCTGGACACCGCCAAGAATTGACGTGCCGATGCCCAGCGCCATGGCGCCAGCGCTAGGGCCGGAGCCCGTCATCGTTGGCGCAGGAGCCGCCAGCAGCGATGGCAACGGCGCAAACGGGGCAATCGGCTCCAGGTACGGCTGTGCCTCGTAGAAGGTCTGGCTGTTGTATTGGCTGAGGTACTGGGCCACCTGGCCGGCTTGCTCGCGGTTGTACTGCCGTGTGCGCAGCCCCTCGTTGATGGACTGAATGGCTTGGTAGTCGCCCACCTGGCGGGCGTAATCATTCACCAGCCGGTCGATCGAGTTGCCCTCCTGGTTGCCAGCCAGCACCTGGCCCCGCGCCTTTAGCGCTGCCACCTGGTACTGCTGGTAGGCCACGGCGTCCTGCATTGACGCTTCCGCCATCTGCTGGCTGAGGGCCTCGCTGCTGCGGGAAAAGCTCGCGCCAGCTGCAGCCCTGGTCTGACCCACCAGCTCAGCCTGGCGGATCTCTTTCAGCAGCTCGTAGTTCTTGAGGCTGCTTGTGTAGGCAAGGTTCTGGTTGTAATTGACCGTCTCCTGCCAGTAGTTGTATTGCGCGTTGGCATCGGTGACGCGCTTGTTAAAGCCCGCCTGCCAACTGGCGAATTGAGAGTTGGCACCCTGAAACGCCTTCTGGTTGACGTAGTCCTGCTTCTGCGCCTGGTAGCCGGTGACGGCACCCAGGATCCCCATCCCGGCCTGGGCAGCGCCAAGGAGGACTGGTAACACCATCAGATCGACCTCTCGAAGTAGCGGAACAGCTGGCCGCAGGGGCCATAGGGCTCAGCTGGCCAGAACCGGAAGCCCAGTTTCTTCAGCCACAGGATTGAATCCCGATTGGCTGCAAACACCCAGTTGTGCAGTGGCCCTGAGCCCTCATTGAGCAGACCGTTGACCCATTTCTTTGCACCTCTGATGAATTGCCGGCGGTGGCTGGCGGTCGCCAGAAGATCCTCTGTGCCCAGCAGCCAGATCAAACCTCCAGAAGCCACGCCACAAATGCCCACGGGGGTGCCGTCATCTCCATCTATGCAACGACAGTCTGGGCTGTTTTTCCAGCTATCGAAGACCGCTTCTTCTGGTGACGAGGCATGGCTGTAAAACACCTCTGCAGCATCCTGAGCCCGCAGGTAGGTAGCGATGTGCGCCACGCGCCATTCCTCAGCCGGTGCCCAGTTCATTGCAAGCTCCTCGCTTGGCTGCTAAGCAGGCCCACCCATTCACAGGTGCTGAACTTGCAGGGGTGGATCGTGTCGTTGTGGATCTCGACGATGCAGTTCTCGCCCTTGCTCTGGATGGGGATCTGGAACACCCCCTCGAAGTAGCGCTTGGTCTCCGGGTCGTAGCCATTGGGCAGGGCTGTGCCCAGTTCTGAATTGCGGCTGCCCAATATCGTGTCGTCGAACCTATAAACCGCCTTGTCGCGCCGCTCGGCCATCACCCAGGCCTCGAAGTAGTTGGTCTCGTGGTAGCGGAGCTTGGCGTGTCGCACCTGCGTGCGCTCGACGTTTGCCGCGGCCTTGCCGCCGCCAGCTTCCTTGTAGAGCTTGAAGCGGGTGAAGCGATAAACAAAGTCGTAGGCCTCCCCGAAATAAATCGGCCCTGCCGACCAGTTGCCCCTGGCTGTGATCTGGTTGCCGCTGGTCGCTGAGCCCAGGAACACCCCGCCGCTGGCTGTTGTCGAGAACCCTGACCACGCCTGGGTCAGGGCCTTGATCGTGTACGGCAGGGTCCAGGTGGTCTGTTGGGTGGTGGCGTTGTAGGTGCCAGCCGCCACGCGAATCGCCGCCGGAGTGTCAGTGGTAGTGGACACCCGACGATCCAGCAGCAGCGGGTAGGGCGCGGGGGTGGCATCGCTGAGCCGGTCTGCCACTGGCATCTTCTCCAGCCACACCTCCGTGCCGTACTCCACCAGCAGGTACATCACCTCCTGCACGCAAAGGACCGAGAGGATCTTGTCGGCACCGTTTAGCTGCCAGTAGCTCCAGCTGCTCTGGGCCCGCTCAGCGCCGTTGCCGGTGTTTCGGTAGAAATACTTATGAACAAAGATCCGCCCCTGGTAGCCGGTCTTCTCCGAGATGGCAAACCAGGAATTGCCGGTGTCGTTGCCTGTCAGCTTGAAGACATCTGCCGGCACATAGCTGCTGACGTAGCCGGTCAGGTCTGAGGCATCGGCCACCAGCGCTGTTCCCGCACCGCGGACACTGAACTCGCGGAACTGGCTCCACTGACCGTTTGCCTGGCAGAAGATGATCGTGCCCGCCACTGGGATCGGCCGGCAGTCCGGGTCGATCTCGTACTGGGTGAGCACCGTGATCACGGCCGTTGCCGGGGCCAGCACCGTCTCGGCCGCGTTGAAGCGGAACTGGATCTGGTCGCTGAAGATGATCAGCTCGTCCTGGTACGGGATCGCGTAGCGCAGGATCGACACCCGGTTGTTGCTGGCCGTCAGGTCGATCGGGTCGGTGTCGAGCACCGTGGTGACCGTCTCGGGGAAGAAGGAGAAGAACTCCCGCGTCCGGCTGAGGATGACGTTCTCATCGGCCAGGAAGCCCAGGCGGTTCTTGTAGATGAACACGTCCTGAATCGCAGAGCCGATGAAGCTCGGGTCCGGCGCTGTGTCGTAGTCGCCAGCGGTGCGCTGCCCCCAGCTGGGAATTGTGATGCCGCCTCGGATGCCGCCATTGGCCGGGCCGAAGTAAAAGCTGCCGTCTGGCAGCCGCACCAGCAGGTGGGGCATGGTGTCAGCGTTGATCTTGTACTCCACCCCTGGGCTGACGGTTTCCTGCCACGACCCTTCCCCGAACGTGCCGGCACCGTCGCGGGTTACAAACTCGACGTAGTAGCCATCAAACTTGTTGCCTGGGTCGCCAAGGATCTCGATCTGGTAGCCCTGGGGCGCAATCGTTGGCAGCTCTGTAAATGCCTGCACCGCGCTGGTGATCGCCGTGATGTCGGCATTGGCCCGGGCATCGCTGGCTGCAACCGTGATCTCGCTGGTGGAGGTCAGGTGCAGCACGCTGCCCGCCCGGGTGATCGTGACTGCCGTGACTCCAGCCAGCGCTGTGCTGATGTCAGTCGCAATTTGCTCAGTGCTGATTCGGTTCTCAGTGGTGGTTGAGCCGCTGACCACCACCGGCGCCACCGGCGTGGTCACCGTTGCCAGAGTGCCGTTGACGTTGAGCTTGTAGGTCTGGCCATAGTTGGCCGCCTTCACCCACACCAGCGCCTCGTGCGTAGCAGGGCGAGGTGTTGCAGGCGCCAGCATCCACCGCCGGGAGTCCATCGCCGCCACCGCCTTGGTGTTGCTGATGAACGTGTAGTCAGCAATCGTCGCCGCCCGGATGTCGCTCTTGGCGCTCACCACCGATGACAGGTAGCCGTAGCCATAGGGAGCGCTGACAGCCTTCTCGTTGCCATCCAGGTCGAACACCTTGATTGCGGTCTTGCCAACCACCACCAGGTATTTCTCGATTGAGTCCCGCAGGATCTGGTGGAAGTAGACATCGCCAAAGCCAGTGGTGCTCACCTTGGCGATTGCCTGCGAGCCCTCGCGCTTGCGCAGCCCCTCTGCCAGGGAGCTCATCCCATTGATCTGAATCTCGCCCTGGCTGGGCTCGCGCTGCGCGTCCGGCTGCTGGCTGATCCCCTGGATCAGGCTGGGGATCGTGTAGCTGACGAGGTTAGCCACGCATGTAGCCCTCGTTTCGGCCCAGCAGCCCCAGCCCTGGTGAGTAGGTGGGGAACGGCCTGAGCCCTGGGCCGCCGGTCAGGCTGTTGGGCTGCGCCTGCTCCATCTCAACGCGCTGCAGCTCCACCAGCGCCATCTGCTCGTCGATCGCTGTGTACTTGAAGATCGAATCCGAACCCAGCACCCGAGCACTGAAGACCCGCGCTGAGCGGATCGTGGTCCAACGGTTGAATGCTTCTGGGCACTCGTCCCAGGGCAGCAGCCACACCACGTCCGCCTTCAGGCTGGCGATGTCAGCCCCAAGCGCGTAGGTGCGATTCTCCTTGTCGTAGACCCGCTGGCCACGCAGCTGAAACCGGCCCGCCCATTGGTAAGCATCCGGCGCAAATGACACCACGCTGGCTGGCACCGTGATCTGGTTGGTGCCCGCGTCCTTGAGGAACTCGTA